GCGTCGATGGCACAGCCGAAGATCACATACGCCTATCTGGGCAACCTCACCAAGAGCCGTGACGACAAGGGCTACCTTCATGTGAAAGGTTTGGCGACCGACGACACCCTTGACCTCGATCAGCAGGTGTGCGACCCCGAGTGGCTGAAGGCAGCGATGCCGCAGTGGTTCAAGACCGGCAACATTCGTGAGATGCACCAGTTGAAGGCAGTTGGCAAGGCGATGGAGATGACCTCTAAGGGTACGGGTTTCGCCATTGACGCCAAAATCGTGGACGCTGGAGCAGCGGAGAAGGTGGAAGAGGACATCTACACTGGATTCTCCATCGGCATCAAGGGAGCTCGCGTTGACCGTTCAGAGGCCGCGCTGAAGAAGGCACCCCAGGGAATCATCAACGGAGGGCAAATCATCGAAGTGTCCCTGGTTGATATTCCCTCCAACCCATCAGCCAAGTTGGAGCTCGCCAAGACCGTAGGCGACGTTCTCGTCAAGACCGAAGTCGTCACCGATGGCGGGCTTCCTTGCCCTAAGTGCAACGGAACGGGTGAGATGACCGACCCGGAGAATGGCGGGGAGTTCCTGGTGTGCGACCAGTGCGACGGAACCGGAGAAGATGGGAACGACGTGTACCCGTCCCTTGACGGTGGCGACAAGGAAGATGGATACGTCAATGAGACGCAAGAATTAAAGACCGTCGTAGCCAAGACCGCCCCGGCTGAACTCGTTACTCTCGTTGACCTCCTTTCCAAGTCCGGGGAAATCAACAAGGCCGGTGAGGTTCACGACCCCGCCCAACTTTCGGAGATCCGCGACGCCCTCGTTGCTGTCATCAAGGCTGAACTGGACGAGTTCGCCACGGGCGATGACGAACGCTGGGACGTTGAACAGTTGACCACCTCCCTCAACATCTTCCTGTCGTGGTGGCAGGACGAAGCATCGGAAGGCGAAACCGCCAGCCCATTCTCACAAGGAGACGCAATGTCATTCGTAGGACTAGGCGTGAGCGCCGACATCATCAAGGCCGCGACCTCGGACGAGGCCACGGACATCGACAAGGACGCACTCAAGACCAGCGTGTTACAGGCGCTTGGTCTCGAGGACGTAGTGACCATCAAAGCGGCTACAGAAGGACTGCAACAGGAGATTAACCGTCTCAATGCGGAACTTGACAGCGTGAAGAAGATGGCAGCCCCCAGAAGCGTCAGCTTGCGGGCCACGCAGTTCCAGCAGTCTCGCTTTAGCGAGGTCGAAGCACTCCAGGCAAAGGCCGAGCAGTTCAAGTCCATTGCCCGTGACAGCGCCGACCCCGAAACCAGGCGGCAGTACATGGAGGCCAGCATCAAGGCATCCGACGAAGCCGCGTCAATCCGCAAATCTCTTGAAGGAGACAACTAATGGCGATTCCCCGCCCCAGTGAGTTGTTCGACAGCCGACCCGTCGAACAGTTCGAGATTCTCAAGTCGGCAATCAACCAGGTCATCGAAGAGCACGACCAGCAGAAGGCTGTCGGTGGGTACGAGTTCGTCCCTAAGGCAGGAATCGTCAAGACCGGCGCTGCCGCCATCCAAGACGCCATGTACAAGGCTGGAATGTCGCCTGACGTGGTGAAGGAATGGTCGCTCGGAACCCCGATTCCCCAGACTGCCGTTCAGTACACGGGTATCACCCCGTACAACTACGAGCCGGTCGTCTTGATGATCGTTCCAAAGGAACTCAAGCTCCGAAACACCACCGCCCGCGTCAAGGGCATTGGTCAGGGTCTGGAATACCGCCGCATCACTGGTGTGTCGAACTCCACGTCCTCGAACATCTTGAGCCCGTTCTTCACCTCGACCTCGAGCACCGTCAGCATCAACGGCACGACCCTCAACCGTCCGCCGCTAATCTCCTACACCGGTGACACGACCTTCAAGCCCTACGTCGAGATGGGTTTCACCGACGCCGTGAGCCTTCAGCAGCAGTACGCTGCCCAGGGATTCACCGACGCCCGTGGACTGTCTCACCTGGCCTTGATTTGGTCGCACGTCCTGGGCGAAGAGCGCGCGTTGCTGAACTCGCGTTCGACGGTCCTGTCGGTCGGTTCGGCTGGTGGTACTGCCGCCGCCGACTCCACGGTGTCCAATTCGGGTCTGCCTGCCGCCACCACGACGGCTGTGTACGCGACGTTCTCGACCTCGCTTGGTGAATCGAAGGCGATTACCCTTTCGGGTACGCCGACGACCACCGCTGGTCAGGGCATCAAGATCACGTCGCTGGTGAACGTTCCGACTGGTTCGCTGGCAATCAACATCTACGCCAACTACTCGGGGACCTACTACAAGGGAACCACGCAGTTGACGACGGGTGCCTCCCCTCTGACGTTCGCCACGGTCGCGGCTCTGCCCTCGACTTCGGTGGACAACGGCTCGGGGAACACCAGCGCCTACGACGGTGCCATCACGGAGTTCAACAATGCGTCCTACGGTGGTTACCAGTTGGCCCTGAACGCCGCGCTGTCCACCTCCAGCCCTGGTGTCGAGTTCGAGACTGCCATGACCAACCTGTACATCACGCAGGGTGCGGACGTGGACGTCATCTGGACGACCGGCTCCATCACGCAGTCGCTGTTTGACAACATCAAGACGCAGGGAACGGCGACGGGCTACCGCCTGAACGCGGTGACCGGTGACAACGGCATCACCATCGGTGGTGCGGTCACGGGTATCACGAACCCCTCGACGTCGAAGATGGTGGAGATCAGCAACCACCGTTACATGCCGACCGGCGTTGCGGTCATCCACTCGACCCAAGTTCCGTGGGCCGACAGCGGCGTGACTTCGACCATGAAGGTGTCGAACGTGGTGGACACGATGGTGATTGACTGGCCCCAGATCGGGATGAGCTACGACCAGTCCACCTACACCTACGGGACGGTCGTGTTCGAGGCCCCCATCCTGTCGGGTGTCATCACCAATATTCTGAACTAGGGATAGTGATTCTGCGGGGTCAGGGTTTCGGCTCTGGCCCCGCATTATCATTTAGTCATGAAACTCCTAGCGTCTGACCGCAAACTCCAAGAACTCACCATCAACGATGGGCCCGTCATCAAACGCGCCAAAGACGACACGTTCCATGTTGACGAGGCCACCGGTAAATCCCTGAAACGCTCGGGAGAGTGGGCTGTGGTGGGAGTGAACCTCCGAGGGGCGCAGGGGTACGTCTGCCAGGGATGCGGGTTCGTAGCGGTGTTTAAGGACCGTTGTGGCAAGTGTGGCGGCACTGACCTTGTGCTGGAATGAAGCACCGCCTCTGTTCAGGGTGCGGTGAGGTGGTGGAGATGGCTCGCGACGGTAGTTGGATTCATTCAGACGACAAGACACCAGAGTGCATTGACACGAGCGAAGGGTAAGGATGGTGGTATGGAACACAACACGTCGCTACACATGAAGAAAGCCGTTTCCATCGCATCGTTTCGCAACGATCTGAAGAAAGCGGACGGTTTCAACGCCAAAATTGCCGTGATGCTCACCAACCTCGTCGGCTCAATGTGGTGCGCCTACGCTTTTACGCTCCTGGCCCTCGCCGGGCTTCCCGACGCACTAAGCCCCAAAGGGACGGGGTTCGTGCCGTGGTTCGCCCAGACCTTCCTCCAACTCGTCCTGCTCTCGGTCATCATGGTCGGTCAGTCGGTGCAGTCCACGGCGGCTGACGCTCGAGCGGCGCAGACGTTTGAGGACACCGAGTTCATCAAGAACCAGGTGAACGAACACACTGACGGAGGGATTAGGTCCATTCTGGACCGTCTGGACGCGATTGAGGCCAACCTACCGAAGCGACGGGCGACGAAATGAGCGTGATCGCCCCGTACATCCTCCAACTTGGACGCATTGAGCCGTACATCTCACTGAACGAACTCAAATACTCCGCTACCGCATCGGCGCTGGACTTCACCAACCTAGTAGCCAACGGAGACACCGCTGCCAATGATCGGGCCCTTTACGAACTTATCGTTCGGGCCAGTTCCAAGATTGACGCTTTCTGCATGGGGAAACTGGGAACCCTTAACGCCACCGAGAACACCGAGGGTGGAAGGTATCGCATGGACCGCAAAGGACGGTTCCTAATCCACCCCGACTTCACGCCGGTCATTGAGGTGTCGGCTTTTGCGTGGGGCCCGTTAATCGGTCAGACCAATTCAGTCCCGATTTCATCCACCAACTGCTTTATTGAGCGCGACACCATCATCATGCAGGCGTATGGCGCGGCGCAGACCAACCAAGTCGCCGGGATGCAGGCGTTCTCCTGGGTGATGCAAATGCCCTACGACGATGAGTTCTACGTCCAGTACACCTACGTCAACGGCTATCCCAACACCTTCACCACAACCAGCGTCGCGGCGGGTTCCTCGAGCATCGTTGTCACCGATTCCACCGGACTCTACCCCTCGATGCAGATTCAGATCTGGGACGGGATGAACGACGAGTACATCCAAATCGCCGCCACCTACGACGGTGAATCGCTGACAATCCCCCTCGTCAACCCCCTGACCTACGCCCACGGCATCGGGACGAACGTATCGGCTATCCCTGCCGCCGTGAAGCAAGCCTGCATCCACTTCGTTGTCGGAATGGTGAAACAGCGCGGTCAGGGTGGAATCATGCTGGACGAAATGGGGGCGTCCGTTCCCGTTTCTGGAAAGATTGAGATGTCAGCGGAGGACGAAGTTGCTGGGTACGACTTGCTTGATCCGTATCGGGTGGTGTGGGGTCGAACATGACCGTAGCCTCCCGTGGCGCGGTGGTCGCAGCCATACAAACGTACTTGCAGAATTACGGGGTCACTTACCTCTCCAACGTCTACGCCTACCCCGCGAAGTTCACGCCCGAAGGCGAGTTTTTCAGCGGGGAAGATCCCGGCGTCGATAGCGGGGCGATGATTTTCCTGCGCCTGGCGCGTCAACATGAGGACCGAATCGTCCTTGAGGGGCTTCCCCCAGGCGGGAAGATGGTCTACTACACCTGCGAAATGACCATTTTGTTCCGATCAATGAAACCCAAGTCCCAGGATGCCGGTGCGGACAACGACACATTTCTGGATTCCCTGCTCGGAGCAATCAGAGCATCGAAAGTGTGCGGGACGACGGACGGGACGATTTGGCAGTGGGGGGAGGGGTCTACGAGAGGCGGGCCCGACCTTGACCTAGAAACGTACTTCCCTCGTCCTTTGGCGGGATCTAACGGTGTCACCCAGACGAGCTCACGCCTAAACGTCAGTGTTCTCCAATACGCCACGTCATAGGGAAATCAACAGACCGCAGAACTACACTTAAGACGATAAGGAGCGCAAATGGCACGTCTACCCGCCCAATCCGAGAACTCTGGTCTGGCTGGGTTCCTTCCCACGTCAGCCACGACCTTGACCGCTACTGCGACCAACGGAACCACGACGCTGACGTTCGCCTCCGCTCTGGTCCCCGGTGTCATCCCTGGCATGGCGGTGACCGGAACCGGCATCACGTCAGGTGGTCTGGTCACGGCGGTCAACACGTCCACTGGTGTCGTGACCATCTCGGGAACGATCACCACGCTCACGGCATCGACCTACGTTTTCACCCCCAACTACTACCTCGCCCTGTTCACGACCGACCCTGGAACTACGGGGTCGTCGGGTGAGGTGACGGGTGGTTCATACGCTCGCCAGTCAATCACCTTTTCCGCTCCGTCTGCCGGAACCGCTACATCGTCCAACGGTCAAACGTTCACCAATATGCCCGTGGAAGCCGGTGGATGTCCGTATTTCGGCATCTTCCTTGCTCTGTCGGGGTCAACGTATTACGTCGTCGGAGGAACGACCACGGGTCTTTCAGGTGCCATCTCTGCCGGTTCGACCGTGACGTTTGCGAGCGCCGCCACTACTGTTTCGCTGAGTTAATGTGGCAGTCGAAGCACCTGTCAATGGCGTAGGGTCCACTCTTTCCGCAGCGTGTCTTTCTTCAGACACGACCATTGCACTCACGTCAGCAACAGGATTCACCAACTCTCAATACCACATCCTCATCACAGACGGGACTAACTACGAAATTTCCCTCGCTACGGCATTGTCTGGCACAACACTCACGGTCAGTCGAGCGGTTGAGGCGTACAACGGCACGACGAGCGCCTACGGATTCGCCGCCGGTTCGACGGTCACGGTCATTCCTTCTGTCGCATCAGTGTCAAACATCATTAAACAAGCCGGTGATACATCGTCAATGACCTTCACCAGGGCAACTGGATTCCCTGTATCTGCTGGCGGCACCGGAACAACCACGTCTGCCATCACTACCGCCAATGTGGGAGACCTGATTGTTCTGTGCTTACACACCACCGACGGCGCAGCGGG